CGGAGGCAAGGGTTTAAGATCATGCAGACGCGAACCAAAAACAAGATTGGCTTCAAAGCCGCCCTGCGGCATAAGCGGTCTCGTCAGGAGAACGCGGTCAAGAGCGCGCGTGAGATTCAGCAAATCGCGCTGAACAACTCGGCAAAGGCCATGCGTGTGGCCGTTGAGGTTATGGACGACAAGCGTAGCAAGGGATCGGAGCGGTTGGCGGCAGTTGAAATCGTTCTGAATCGCGCCGCCGGGCGGCCAACTCAAACCAACATCAACGCGAGCATCGACACCAATGCGCCACCGCACGAAGCGAGTGCCAAGGAACTCGATCAGCGAATTGCTGAGACTCTCACAAGAATTGAGAGAGTTACAGGGCGAGCGCCAAAAAAGGCTCCGCGCGAAAGACGATCTATTAACATACGCGTCGACGATCGAGATCCCGGGAGCACCAAGCTGCATTGAAGAACTGGGCGAGGACAAGTTTGTTCCCGTCCAAGCGCGCTTCGGTGCGCACCATTTGCTGTGGTTGAACTGCCTCCAGCAGGTTAAGGACAGCAAGATCAAGCGGCTCATGGGCCTGATGCCTCCGGGCTCCGCCAAATCAACCTATTCGTCGGTGGTATTCCCAACTCACTACTTGGGCAGCGTTCCCAAGAGCTCGATCATCGTCGCCAGTTACGGCAGCGAGCTGCCCAAGAAGTTCGGCCGCCGTGCGCGCAGCATTGTCAGCAGCCCTATCTACCGGCGCATCTTTGACTGCACGCTGAGCGAGCAGTCGCAGGCGGCTGACGAATGGGCGTTGACCAATGGCAGTGAGTGGATGGCACGTGGCATCTTGACGGGCATTACCGGTAACCGCGTCGACGGCATCATTTGGGACGACTTGATCAAGGGCCGTGAGCAGGCTGACTCTGACATTCAGCGTAACAAGACATGGGACGCCTACATGGACGATCTCATGACCCGCCGGAAGCCCTTTACGTGGGAGGTCGGCATCACCACTCGCTGGCATGAGGACGACCCATCAGGTCGAATTTTGCCAGCCGATTACTCCGGTGAAAGCGGGTGGCTTAAAGGGCAGGACGGCAACGACTGGTACGTGTTGTGTTTGCCTGCTGAGGCTGACCGGGCTGACGATCCTCTTGGCCGTAAGATTGGTGAAATTTTGTGGCCGGAGTGGTTTACGCCCGAACACTTTGCACCGTTTAAGCGCAACGCGCGCACGTGGTCGGCGTTGTTTCAGCAGAAGCCCGCGCCTGAAGAAGGAACCTTCTTCCAGAAGGAGTGGCTGCGGCCTTACGGCCCGCTGCAAAAAATCAAGATGCCCCCGCGCGAGACCATGAGCATTTATGGAGCCAGCGACTACGCGGTCAGCGAGGACAAGAATGATTATACGTGCCACATTGTGGTTGGCATTGATCCTACTGGTCGCATGTTTTTGCTGGATCTTTGGCGGGAGCAGGCCGACCCCAAAAAGTGGATCAACTCTTTTTGCGACCTCGTTGAGCGTTGGCGGCCTCTCGGGTGGGCTGAGGAAAAAGGCCAGATCAAACTCAGCGTCGGTCCCTTTCTCACTGAGCGGTTGCGCAAGCGCCGCCTTTACATTGCTCGTGCTGATTTCCCCGCCGTGGCTCAAAAACCCATCCGCGCACAATCAATTCGTGGCCGAATGGACATGGATGGGCTATATGTGCCAGTGGATGCTCCATGGTACCCTGCCTTTGAGAAGGAGCTTCTGACCTTTCCGGCCGGGCGTAACGACGACCAAGTTGACGCGCTGGGCCTCATCGGCCAGATTCTGGACAAAATGGTGATGGGTAATCAATTGGCCGGACCGGCGGAGCCGCCGAAGGTACTGTCTACGGTTCCGGAGTTGTGCACCGTGACGTTGGACGATATGTTTGAAGCCAATGAACAACGTAGCGAGTTCACCTCAACGAGAATACACTAATGGCTGAACTGGACCCACTGGCAGGCAAAAACGGCGGCATGGTCGGTCAGCGGTATGCCAAGTTCTGGCATGAGCAGATCAAAACCGTACAAGACGACACATCTCACAAAACCTGGATCAAGCGTGGTGAGAAGGTTGAGCAGCGGTACCGCGACGAGCGGTCAAGCACCGACAATCGTCTTGCCAAGCGGCGTTATAATGCTTTGTGGTCCAACACTGAGATCATGCGTCCGGCATTGTACGGGCGTATGCCCGTCCCAATTGCTGAGCGCCGCTTTCGGGACAAAGATCCGGTAGGGCGCGGTGCTGCGCAAATGCTTGAGCGTGGCCTTCGTAACATGATCGAAATTTGTGGGTACGACCGTGCTTTGCAGCAGGCCGTCAGCGATTATCTATTGCCGGGACGTGGCGTTGTGTGGGTGCGCTATGAGCCTGAAATCGAAGAAGGCGTGTCACTTCCAGTTGAAACCCAAACTGACATGCGCGATGCCCGGGGCTCCATAACCCCGGAGCAGGAGGAACCTGAAGCGCCTGAGGGTGAGACCACCCCCGGTGGGCGGTTCCGTCAGGCTATGAAGCCCGAGGGGGCGGAGCCATTTGGCCAGCCGCCGATGGACCCGCAACAGGCTGAAGTTGAGAAGCTGCAAAACACTGGCGACAAGGTGGTGCGTGAAAGCACCCCGGTTGATTATGTTCCATGGTCTGATTTTATTACGCTGCCGGTGTCGGCGCGCACGTGGGTCGAGGTGACCGCCGTTGGCAAGCGTGTGTACATGTCGCGTAAGCAGGCCAAGAAGCGGTTTGGTGCGCAGATTGGCGGGGCGCTGCCGTTACGCAAGGACAATCGTGATCAGCGTTCTGACGGCCAGCCCATCAAGACGGCTTCTGACCGTGACAAGTGCATCGTTTGGGAGATCTGGAACGCGACCGACAAAACCGTGTATTGGGTTTCAGAAGGGTATGATTACCTGTGCGACCGGCAGGACGACCCGCTGGGTTTGACCAAGTTCTTTCCGGTGCCGGAGCCTCTGTGCGCCAACCCAACCAATAACACTCTGATCCCGGTTCCTGATTACATTCAGTATCAGGATCAGGCGTCGCAGATCGATGATCTGACGCAGCGTATCGCCATGCTCACCAAGGCGTGCAAGGTGGGTGGTGTCTACAATGCTGCTGCCAAAGACGTGCAGCGCCTGATGAATGAGGGCGTCGACAATACCTTGATCCCGGTCGACGATTGGTCGGCTTTTGCTGAGAAGGGTGGCGTCGAAGGAAACCTCAGCTTCCTGCCAATTGAGGTTATCAAGAACGTCATCAACGAACTCTCGCAGGTCAAGCAGCGGCAGATTGAGGAAATGGATCGACTGACCGGCATCAACGACATTATGCGCGGCACCAGTGACGCACGGGAGACGTTGGGTGGGGTCCGCCTCAAGGCCAACAACACTGGCACCCGGTTGACCAGTCGTCAGAATGAGGTCGCCCGTTTCGCCCGCGACACGGTTCGCATCATGGCTGAGATCATGTCTCAGCACTTCAGCCCTATCAGCTTGATCGACATCAGCGGCGCGATGTACACCGAGGGCCTTGGCCCTGACGACATGCCGGGCTTGGCGCAGATTCAACAAGCACAGCAAGGGCAGCTCCCCCCACCTCCGGGGCAGATGCCGGGCGGGCCGCCGCAAGCGCCCTCGGGGCCGCCGATGGGCGGCAATGTGGTGCCGTTCCCGGGCGGGTCGCCGCCACCGCCAATGGGCGGGCCGCCTCCTGCCCTCAATGGACAGATCATGCCGCCGATGGACCCGGCGCAAATGCAGAAGTTGGAGGCGCTGGTCCGGATTGCCAAGTCAATCGAGCTGCTTCGCAATGAAAAACTGCGTGGATTCCGCGTTGACATTGAGGTTGACAGCACGATCTTCCCCGATGCGGCTCAAGAAAAGCAGGATCGCACTGAATTTATCGGTGGAATGACCAGTTTCTTGACCGTTGCCATGCAAATGGGCGCGCAAGTCCCCGAATCTATCCCTCTTTTGGGCAAAATGCTGCAATTCGGCGTGCGGGGGCACCGTGTCGGCCGTGATCTTGAGAACGCTATTGAGGAATTCGTTGAGGCGTCCACCAAGAAGGTGGCTATGCTGCAACAGCAGGCCGCGCAGAAGCCGAATTACCCAGAATTGCAGGCTGCGGCTGAGGTCGAGAAGACCAAAGCGGAGGCTGCGGCCACCCAAGTCAAGGCTCACGGCGATCATATCAGTGCGGTGGCCAAGGCGCAGGAGGTTGCGCAGGGCGGCCAGATGGAAGCCGTGGGTAAAATGGCCGAAATCAAACGTCAGGAGATTGAGAACATCGGCGAGCAGCAGAATCGGCAGGCCGACATGGTTGGCAAGCAGATCGACGTGCACCTGAAGCTTATTGAGAAGCAGATGGAGGAGCTGAAGGCCGTTGTTGAGATGATTAAGATCCAGAATCCACCCCCGCCACAGCCGGTTGTGGCCCCAAGAGCGCCGAGTGGTGCGTAATCATGAGGATCGTCGTGGCAGGAGGCCCCAAAACGGGAAAAACTGCGCTCTCTGAGGCTTTGGCAGCCAAGCTTGGGGTGGTGACTGTGCGACACACCGACGAGCTTATCAGCAAGCATGACTGGGAAGCGTCTTCTGACGAGGTAGCTGGGTGGTTTGATGCCCCATCGCCTTGGATTGTTGAGGGGGTCATGGTCCCGTGCGCGCTTGAGAAGTGGTTTGCCCGTAATCAATCGGGGACCCCCGCTGATGTTGCGCTTTATTTGCAAACAACGCGGATTCCCCTAACTCGTGGGCAGGCGACAATGGCAAAGGGGTGCCTGACTGTTTGGAGTCGAGTGGGTCCGGCCCTACTGGCCGCTGGTTGTAACATCGTTGACGAAAATTGGAGTGGAGTAGGCACATGATCGAAGTGGTTTCGAACCTGTACGTTGGAAATGACCAAGATTGGGAGCTGTATGTGAAGGGACAGCCTAATTGGGCTGTTGTGCACTGTGCGAAGGAGCCCTATCATCGTGAGGCGCTTGGTTATGACACTCCGGGTGCCCCAAAAACGCATCCTGAGTACCTTTTCGCTCGCAGGGGCGAGGAAATGTGCCTCAACATGGTTGACACCAAGGACCCCGCGTATATTCCCATGGAAGTGGTGAAAGCGGGCGTCAATTTCATCTATGCCGGGCTGATGCGCAAGAAAAGGGTGCTGGTGCACTGTAATCGCGGCGAATCTCGCGGTCCAACGGTGGCCATGCTGTTTTTGGCTCGCAACTTGGACATGGACTTCAAGAAAGCTGAAAAAAGCTTCCTCAAGAAGTACTCTATGTACAAGCCCGGGCAGGGATGTCACGAATTCGCGGCGAAAAACTGGTCTCACTTCCGGAGCTTGGGCTAATGCCGACTTTTGTCATGCGTAAAGGTGTCATCGTGCCGATTGAAGAGGCCGAGCCGCTTATTCAGATGTTCGGCACCGGCCCCGCCGTCATCAGTGACACGATGCCTGCTACTCGCAATATGTGTGATGGCAAACACTACACGTCGAAGGCGGAGTTTCGGCAAGTAACCAAGGCGCACGGCTGCATCGAGGTGGGCACTGATACGACCCAACTCAAGCCGCGTAAAAAGGTTCCCTTGGACCGCAGGAAGCGGCGAGAGGACATCAAGCGCGTCATTCACAACTTGAAGAATGGCGTCAAAACAGGAGAATAGTGTGATGACTGGACGTGGCGATAAGTTTCGTGACGACGAGCCGCAGGTGCCGGACCGTGGCACCCCCGGCCCCAACCCGCAGCCGAAACCGGGCTCAACCCCGGGTGAAGAGTTCCGTGATGACGAGGTGCAACCCCCCGTGCGCGGGCCGCGTGGCCCGAACCCGCAACCCAAGC